TCTTGTATTGATAGCGTTTTTTAAAGTCTTCGTAGAGTTCAGGTCGTATGAGTTCTTTGATATCTTTGTCATCCAGCTGTCTGTTCTTTATGCTGTAAGGATACAGAACTTTGCCGGCTCGTTGTGCCAATTTTACTGCTACATCTCCTCGTATTCCTTCAAACAGTTCGGCATCAATGTTGTAGGATTGCAGTGTTTTTAACATGCTGGCCGAGTGCGCAACACTGTGCGGACGGTCTGGAAGATGGATGATAAAGGCTTTCATTGGTTTATATATGTATATAAATATTTATAGCATACCACACTACCAAGGAAAACAAATGTCATTCAGTCTCAAATCAGGCAAAGCCGAAACTCTAGCATGGTTTCAAAGCAACGAATCAAAAATTACCACAGTGGTGGATATTGGCCCTGGGTCAGGCACCTATATCAAATTGATCAAAGAAGAAGCTGGGTGTTGCACAAATGCAACCTGGATCGGTGTAGAAATTTGGAAACCATACATTGAAGAATTTCAGTTGGAAAGCCGGTATACTCGTGTGCTAAACCAAGATGTGAGAACTGTGAACTGGAACGAATTAAATCCCAGTGTGGTCATTGCAGGTGATGTACTAGAACATATGACCAAAACGGATGCTGTTGCCTTGGTTGACCGTATTCTTTCTGTAGCAGACACACTGATTGTGAGCATCCCCATCAGACACATGCCGCAGGACGAACATGCCTATGAAAACCCTCACGAAGCACATGTCAAAGATGACTGGAGTCACGATGAAGTTATGGATACTTGGGGGCACTATGTATTTGACTCGTATCGTAAAAGCCAAAAAAGCAAGCTGGGTGTATACTGGTTAAGAAAACAATGAGAACACTACAAGAACTTCAACAAGACTTTGTTGAATTAAAAATACATCCTACCAAATGGTTAGGCGACAGCCCAACTAGATTTGACACTTATAAGAAGTATGCCAGTCAAGTTGACAGCATAGTAGAGTTTGGAGTTTATACTGGACTCAGTACCTGTGCCTGGCTTGCCGGAAATCCAAAAAAACTACGAAGCTATGATATCACCAATGCTAACTTAACTGTGCTAGACGAATTGAAACACTGTGCTGAACTCAATGGCACTGACTTTGAGTTTGCCATAGCCAACAGTTTAGAAATAGACATTGAACCCTGTGACTTACTGTTTATTGACACTGTACATACCAAACAGCATTGTCTAGCAGAGCTAGACCGTCATGCTTGTCATGCTCAAAAGTATATTGTGCTTCACGATCCCACTGAGTGGCCCGGAGTGTTTGAAGCTGTGATTGTATTTTTGCATCACAATCATGAATGGCATATTATAGAACACTGCAATCGCGGATCTGGGCTACTGGTGTTGGAACGTTATGCTTAACGTTGTATGTGTGTTACGGCAAGGTGGGAAGGTAGGATACGATGCTGTCTGGGTTGACAAACTACAACGCGGTGTACAACGTAATCTAACACAACCACATCGTTTTATTTGTTTTAGTGACTGTGAGGTCAACTGTGAACGAATTGAATTACAATCTGGGGATCATGGATTTTGGTCAAAAATGCAAATGTTCAAACCTGGATTGCTGTCAGGACCCACTGTGTACATAGATCTAGACACTGTGATTTGTGGCAACATTGATGATATAATTGAACGTATTCAACATCAATCCTTTGTGATGTGGATTGAAGCAGACAAAAATATACATTCCAGTGCGTTCATGTATTGGCAAGGAGACCATAGTTATCTTTGGAACACATTTATCGGTGAGCCATTGAGCCATTGGCAATCATTGTACAGTGTTCCGCCTTTGTATGGTGATCAAGCTATTATTAGCGAGCATGCTCAACACACTGTGTTAACTGATCATTGCCCTGCGGAGTGGTTTCACATTGCCAACTACAAAGATGCACATAGAGATCTCAGTCAAATAAAAATGTTGATGTTTAGAAAAGTATCACAAAAGCCTAGCACCATGGGCTATCATCCATTGGTGCAACAGCACTGGATTTAGTTGATTCGTTGCTGACAGTACTCTGTGAGAATACGTTCGCGGTGCCACTCATCGGCAAAGTTGCCCTGGGTAGAAAACTCATGAAAGCACGGTGTTCCTAGTGTGTAATGTACTAGTTTTGCTTGAGGATTTTGTTCGTATTCAACATCTAACCAGTTCCATTCTGGTGGTAGTTCACCAATACGCTCATCGTCTATCCACGAGAAGCGGTGGAGCTCACTGCCGGTGGATTGTTGGACGAATTCGGGAGTAAGTCGCCGGTTAGGAAAGCTACTACAATTCCACAGAATAACACTACTCCAATTTTTTCGAGGATAGTCTTCATTTTTTGCTCCTAAGTATTTGACGGGCATACGAGTCTTGTAGTCGTGTTTGACTACCATGACATCTTTGTCCATTTCTCGCAAGTTCCACAGTTTAGTAATGTCATCACGCACAATCATGTCACCATCGATAAAGATGGCCCAGCCATGCCAGTTCATGAGATGCGGAACTAGAAATCTAGTGTAGATGAAATGATTGCTACCGTCGGTATGTGTTTCATCGTAGTCTTTGAATAAGTTCAATGCCACAGGATGTATGGCCACTGGACGGGTAGCATGTCGTATGATTGAATTTACACAGGTATGATAAGCTATGGCTTCTCTAGGATCATAGCCCACGAAGATAGGAATGATGTCGTTCATTTTCGTTCTATGTCAGTTTCTTCGCAACGATCGCCGTACTGTATTTCTATCACTTTTAACGGTTCTGTGCCTTCGTTGGCCAATTGATGCCATTCTCTGCGATTGATCACTATCATTTGATTTTTTGTGTAGCGACCATGTAGCTCTGCGTCTGATTTTCTGTTTATGGTGTACAGAGTGGCTTCACCTTCGCTGACAAACCAAAGTTCACCGCGGTCTTCGTGACGTTGCATGCTGAGTGTTTTGCCAGGATCCACTGTGAGTTCTTTGAGCTTGACCTGTGAGTTAGGTTCGTGTAGCACACGATAGTAGCCCCAGGCACGTTCCGTCTTGGGTGCTCGCCATTCTTCCAAGATCCAGCTACTGGAATTGGCTTTGTCGTATCCACCCACTCCAAACACAAACTTAAGATTGGAGTCTACAACATCCATTTCTGGAATATTTTTATCTGTGCGATCCCCGCCATTGGCAAATATTAACTCTGCTGTGGGGTAATGGGCCCTGACTTGCTGTATGAAGTGTTTGGCTGATCCATCGTCATCGTTGAATGTATAAACTTCATCTACCATTGCAAGATTGTTTATAACACATAACCGTTCATTCCACGGCATGAATGCTCGGCCTTTTTTACGCTCAAGCCATTCGTCGGAGTTCAATCCAACTATGAGAATGTCGCCTAGGGTTTTGGCTGCTTTGAAATACGCGATGTGGCCTGAATGTATGGGATCAAACCCACCTGTGACTAATACGATTTTATTCATGTGCATATTTATAATAGGCACATATTACGGTTGCTGTATTACTGATGTCCCATCCAGGATAGGCTTTTATCAATCCATGGTAATACAAGATCATGCTGTCGTAAGTAGCCATATTTGTTGATTGATTCTTCAGCAGAAGCAGGCAACAAGCCTTTTTCTGCCAGGCTGTACCAGGATGAATTTCTAGGATCGCTGGGTTCTTGATCGCTTTTGTACACTATAGCATGTAACCAAGGATCGTTTGGCTGTTTTTTAAAGAAGCCCGAACGGCAGTCCCACCCTGAGACCGCCAACATGTGTATCAAGCTGACCATGGTGTGATTGTAATAACAACCAGACTGTTGATCAAATGCCTGTCGATTGAATTCCATATTGGTAGTCTGTGGCACGATCAATACAAACATACCATTTTGAGCACATAGGCCTCTCCAATTTTTTAAAACCTGTAAAGGATTGGTCATGTACTGGAAAGTGTCATGGCACCATACTATATCAAAAGGACGTTTGGTTTGAGTTATGGTTTCTAAGTCACTGCGCTGATATGCTATCTTAAGCTCTCTTGCTTCTCGTCCAATACCGTCAATTTGATCTATGCCCACGCACTGTATGTTCAACGGGATAGGATCATCATCTCTAGTGGTACGATTGGCCCACCATTGTAAATCTAAAGCATCTGAGCCGCAACCAAGATCTACAACACGACCAACACTTTCCATAAAATCGTCATGTTCGTATAGATCATTGAGCGTTCTTAAACTATGCTCATGACTGTCCTGAGAATTTTTAAAAGTTGCCATAAATCAATTCGTCCAATTTTTCTGTGTGTTGGCTAATAGCTGTTGTATGTATCTCTTTTATCAACTCAGCATTATTTTGAAGGCGATGCCAATGTTGCTTCCTCAATTCCACTAAATCTAAATTACAAACTTGTCTAGCCAACAATATTACCTGTGTCATTCTTACCCAAGGATCTTGAATTTGATCATAGCTGTGATTTTGAAACACATCATCAAACACATCAAATCCCATGTTTCTTACTTGATCAACTAGGCCAGGAACTGCATACCACAATGGAAACTGATACCAAGCCATGGCTTTAAATGTTTTTTCTGTGATAAAAATACTGCGCCATGTATTAGGATCAAGTTGACTAGAGCTTTCCACTACAAGATTCACAGGTGCTCTATAAAAGAAGTCATGATCTATTCTGTGCTGAAAAACTTGATCCGCCATTGGGCGATCCACAATCATAGGATACGGTTGTGGCCAGACGAGCTTTTTAATATCATCGCTGGGCTCAACCCCATTGGTCCCAAAAGTCATTATAAGTTCATCTTTGTGAAACTTGGATAATAATCTCTTTGCTATATTACCTCGAGATATACTTGGTCTACGCATGAGACATACTAACTTGTGTGTGATCTCTAGCTCTTCCCAGTTGACATGATAGTGCTCTAAATGCATAAACCAGTTGCCGTTGTATATCAACCGCGTGGGTAAGCAAATTGCTGGATATGGCAATTGACTTGTATCCACCACCGAACTAAACGCCACACGAAACTGTGATGGCAATAGCCCTTGGGAAGTCAAAAACACAAACAGATGATTGATATCACTGTGATCAATGCCTTCGGGTTTTAAGTCAATGACCCAGGTGTACTTTTTAATATCATCAACAGTTAATCCTAACATTGTTAGATCATTGATGACTGTTTCGTTGATGTCTGTTGATCGCAGGATTTCTGATGGTAGATCTCTCCATGCGTCGTAAAAAATAAAATTGTCCTGCAGTCTTGCACGATGCATGTTAAACTTGTATGTCTTCCATGCCTGCTGTACGCAGCCGAACTATATGGCCCATCTGCCATTGTTTGGTATCAAGGCCCTTCATTATGCCCAGCCACTTATTACGCAGTAACGCAACTTCGTTGATAATGGTTTCAAAGTCTATGACTTCGTCTTCGCCATCCACATACTTTTCGGCATCTCTTGACGTTAAAGCACGGGCATAGCCTTCTAGATACTTTTGAAAATGACGTCTACGGATCTTGCGTAGTTGGATATTGAGATAGTTCAGTATGGCTTCTATCTCTTGTAGTTGATTAAATCGATGTTCGGTGATACCGGGAAGCTCTTTGATGTTGTGTTCTACCATGCCACCAATTCGGCATTCTCGTCGAGCTCCATCCAGCTCACGTTCATAGTGTGCTATGAAATCGGGTATCGCTCCTAGATTTGCTACTACTCGACTATACCACATACTGTCCTTTTTCTAATTTGAAAAATAGTTGTTTCATCAATACTCGTCGTCGTATTCGTCTTCTTCCTCTTCCTCAAGCTCTTCTTCTTCTTTGAGATAGTCGGCCAATGCACGTTTGATATCCCCATCCCCTTTGAAAACAGATTTGATTTCATCAGCGTCAACATCATTGTCGATGAGAATGGCAACTATTGTTTCTGCGGCTTCGTTACGATCTACTGAATTGATATAGCGTTTTAATTCAATCCATGTTTCTTTTACTAATTCTACCGACATCATGACTCCTTATTATTTTACTGTTAAATTTTGAGCAAGGGATTTCGATCAAACCACTGTTTTGTTGTTTCATAATCAGCATTGAAATGAATACTCAGTGCCCATCGATCTCCGTTATTTTTTATACCGTGTGGTACATGTGCGTTTAAAATTACAGAGGTATTTATAATGCTAGGATAAACTTCTTCGTAGCCCGACTCATCTTGGATCCATGTATATGCATCAGGGTCGGTATTATAAAAAATATAATTCAACGCCGACGGAGTGGTCTTTTGATCAATATGTACTCCGGCGTCGCCAGAAAGATAACTGATGTCTCCGTGGTCCGGCCCAAGATCTTTGAGAACATCAAGTAGCAAAGGCAACCATGGCATAGTGTTTCGAATTAGTTGACTCGAAATTCTATACCACGATTCGCTCAACCGATGATCGCTGATGTTACCTAGCTGTCCTAGATCATAATGATCACTGTATCCAAACTCTGTGCTTTGTTCCACAGAATCTTTTAAAGATAACACTTTGCGAGTAACATCCATGGTCTTTGTCCAATCATGTTGGATTTGAATATCAACCATTTGGTGGTACTGAGGCATCCGTTATTCCTCCGTGGCTGTATCTTCAGTACTTACTGTTTCCTTCTGATTTGCAAAGTCAGCCATGACCTTGTCCAAACAACCTTCTTCGTTTGACTCCCAGGCCTTGCGGAACTGTTTGATGATCTCACCATCCGAAGTAACAAACATCAGTCGGTTACCATCTTTCTTTAACAGGCCTTTCTTTTCGGCCAAGTCTACAAGACCGCTGTAGGGATTCATGCCTGTTTCATAAGGAATCTTGACCTGCACGCCTTCAAAAGGTTTGGCATAGCGTGTTTTCATTACCTTACAGCCAGCACGGATACCCATGACTTCTGAAATCTTGTTGCCATCTTCATCTTCTTTGAGCTTCATCTTTTTCATAGCAACAACAATTGAGCTTGCATAGATAAAGCCTTGTCCACCGGAGATCTTGTCATCAGGATCAAACATGTCCTGTGACGCATAGGTATGATTTGTACATACCAAGCCTACATTGTAACTACCAAACATGTTTACACAGTTACGAACCAGTGCTGTGAGTGCTTTGGGTTTACGACCCAAGTCGCCTTTCATTTCGCCTGCATCAAACTGATTTACGTCTGTGGGTGTCAACAACATGCCCAAGCTGTCAATGATAAACATGACCTTGGGGCGTTCACCATCTGGTAATGCTTTATAGTCGGCCATAAATGTTGAAATGGTCTTGGCCACATCGTCAATCATGGCCATGCTTAATTTAAGCAGTTTGCTTTCTGACGTGTCCACACCCAAGGCCTTGAGCCAATCTTCGTCCAAGGCGTTTTCACTGTCAATCAACACAACAAAGATACCTTGTTGTTGTGCGTTCCTGGCGATGTTGCCTGAACAGATATAGCTCTTACCTGCACCCGATTCACCAGCAAACACAGTGACCTTGCCCAAAGGAATACCTTTGTTAAAGTCTCCTGAGATAAGATAATTTAAAGCATAGTTGCCTGTAGAGATCCAGTCTGTGGGATCGTTGAACCCAATCGACAAACCGTCGATACTCTTGGTAATTTCCTTGCGGAATTTTGATACGTCAAATGGTTTGCCCATGATTTTTTCCTTTGTAGATGATGTCGGCTATTTCGCTGTGTGTTTCATAAAATTTTTGATTTCTGATATTGTCTAATTTTAACATATATTCTGCCAGTTGGTCAATCGAGTTTGATGAATGTTTTTGCTTTTTCAACAATTCAATTATTGATTTTAAATTGTATTTTTCCAATTTATCATTATCGATTGTTTGTAATTTTTTTAACACCAATTTAGTCAAGTCTTGATTCATGTTTATGACGCTGAGATATTTTGGATCTTCAAGTAGATTCCATACCAATGCATTAAAATTTTTAGTTTCAAACCATGCAATTAGTTGATCCAAATAATATACATTTTGTATGCTGACTGTAGGGTACACACTTAAAATCATGTTAGGGAGTTTTGAGCGAAGAAAATTGTCTAAGTTTTCTTCTACTTTTTTCCAATTTCCTCCACGCTCGAGTTCAAATCTTGTACCTATGTTATCTATACTAAAGGCGATGTCTACCTGACGGAACCATTGCCATTTATCAATCAAATGAGTCGGATAAATTGAACCATTGGAGTTGTAATGAAGTCTGATGTTCTTGGCATAGTTATGTTTGATAAGAAAGTCCAAAAAGACTTCATGTTGACGAATCAAAAAAGGTTCCCCACCATAAAAATCAACGTTAACCAATTGACTGCCTAAATTTTCAAACATTTTCCAAATTTTTTGGTTTTCAACCCATTGTCCTTGTTGATTGAGCAGTTTTAAATCAGTCTTAAATTCAAAATGCTTTGCACGCTCTTCTGCGATTCTTGAGCTACCGTCTGGGCCACAAATCCTACATTTAAAATTACACAAGTTTCCCATCTTGATGTCCAAGCTGATTAGATTAGATAATTGATCTTGTTCCACGTGCAAACAGTGGGCGCGGCTACCTAAATGATCAGTTGTCCACATTCGATTGGATTTGCCACCATGTTGTTCTTTATACCAACAATTTTGGCATCCTACAGGTTTGTTGCCTGACAAAAATTGTTGACGAAGTTGTTTTGAGTAATCACTGTTATACACTTCGGCCACTGAGTGTGAATTGATGTTGTAGGGTATTCCATTGCTGGTAGTGATTGATTCTTTGTAGACGCAACAAGGTTTGAATTCACCGTTACTGGCTATTTCCAAATGTGCCCAAGGACTAAAACAAAAACTATCTGGTAGTTCAAAATTAGTATTGAGTTGTGCATAAGTCAAATTATCTTGAAAGTTTATGTGCAAGGATGAAAACACACATTCATCACAAGAATGTTGTGTTCTAACTAATTCAAAATCTTCATTAGAAAATTCTGGGCTACATATCAAAATAAAAAAATTAGAAATGTCTATCAGTGATGCACACTTCTGGATATGTGTCAGCATTTGAAATGACACTCTATCGCGACTAAACAACACAATTCTTTCATTGTTGTCGTAGGCCGATTTGTACCATTGTCTTAGTAATTGGTATAACACATATCTTGGTTGACTACTTAACCAATCAAGATCAACTACTCCAATTACCTTGTATGCGTATGCTGACTCTACATGTTTGAGTAGATCTTTTGAATGTAATAAGGTCATTAAAATTAGTAAACGCCACAAGAATTAACCTTGTGGCGTTATTTACAGATGTTTACTGCTTGTTCTGACGAGCGCGAATCATTGCCAAAATGTCCTCAGCCTTCTGAGTTGGTTTGGCTTCAACCGGTGCTGTGGCAGCCGGTGCATCGTCTTCTTCATCAAACGAGCTGGTAGAAGAAACAGGCGCGGCCTTGGCCACTGGTGCGGCTTGTTCTGCTACAGTTTCAGAGCCTGCGGAAGAACCTTGCGGAGCCGACACACCAGCAGGGCGGAAGTACGCACCCCAACGGTCAGGATCGTAAGGTTTGCCATCCACTGAAGCTTCAAACATTTCTTTGATAACTTTGAGTTCAGCCTCTGATGGTTTCTTAGGAAGGAAGTCGGAGAGCGTAAACAAACCATGAGCTTCAATTCCGGCTTGTTCTGCTTCAGTCAATGCACTTTCCTTACGAGCCCATTTACTTGTGGAGTAGTCTGCGTATCCACCTTTTGATGTCTTGGTGATACGGAAATCCAGACCACGCATCAAATCAGTTGGCAACTCTTCCAATTCTGGATCCATGAGTGCTGATTTGATTGTTTGGAAAATCTGAGGGCCAATGATGAATCGGCGAATTGGATTTTCAGGATTCTTGTCATCAGCAAGTGGGTTCTCACGAACAAAGCCTTGCATGATGTAGCTACGCTTTTTCCAATACTTACGACCCATGTCTTCAAGAGCTTTGTCTTTGAACCATGTGCGTACTTCTGCTAGGATTGGGCAAGCCTCGCCCCACATCTCAACGCAAGGAACTTGAACTTGAACTTGTTTAGAGTCCATTTCGCCTTTGATGCCGTTGAATGGAAGTTTGATCATTGCACGTTCTACCCAGAAGAAAGTGTTCTTTGAATCACCGTCAGGAAGGAAACGAAGTGTTGCACTTGCGCCTTCTGCGATATTCCAATGGGGGTAAATTGCGTTGTCGCCGCCTGCTTGTTGATTACCGCCTTTGTTAGACTCTGCGGCTTGCAGTCTAGCGCGGATTTCAGATAATGATGCCATAATAGAAATTGTCCTTTCAAGAAATTTTAAATTGCCTATATATGCCTTGCATACACCCAACTGAGTGTAGCATAGATATTTAGCATGTCAACGTCAAAAGGTAATTTTTGTTTAGACTTTTGAGTTACGCACTTAAATATCAGCATATGACACAGTATAACACATCTGCACAGCAAGTCAAGATATATGACGAAATCAGTTTAGTCAAATCAGTGGCTCCAAACTGTTGGGAAATAGATCAGTGCTTCTCTTCCGACACATTGAAATGGTTACAAGACATTGTGATCAACGAAGGCAACGAATTTGAAGTCACTAGGCCACATCATAGATTATGGTTGAAACCCGGAACGGATTACAATCGTTTACAACAGATTGGGTTGGACATTATTCCTGAACTCAACAAGCTCACCGGAAAAGATCTCAACCTTATGATTGTGAAGTACTGGCTGGATCTGCCTAACTTTGGTTGTCAGCCACACTCAGATTCCCTAGACATTGTTGTGACCTATCAAGTGTATGTGGATGTGCATTCTGGATCAGATCAACCCTGCCACGGTGTTGAATTCATGCACGTTGATCCTGCATATGAAATTGCAATAAAACCAAATCACGGCTATATCAACCTCAATGTGGATTCAAAACTGCATCAGGTAATACAAGGATCAGGGACTAGAACTAGTGTTGTGTTTCAGTACAACGTGTGTAACTGAGCACCAGAACTTCTCTAACTGTGTTATCCGGAACTCTTCCAAGCATGCCCACAAATCCACGAGGTTGATTGACATAGATTGAAGCGGCATTGGGACGATAATGTGCTATGTCTACATCATGCCTAGTGAGTCGACGATTGGGTTGATAATCTACTTGCGAAGTTTGATTTACTTCGGTTTCGTGACAAAAAGCAAAATCCATCATGGCATTTGAAGTCTCGCCCAACACTATCTGTACCTGTACATAGATGTCAGGATGTAGTCTGTGCATCATGATTGAACTGCCAGCTAGATCAATACTGACGTAGGCCACCTGCGGTGACAACGGTTGCCCTACTATGTTTGATATTTGATCGGTTTGTTGTTGTACTATTTGTTGTAGTTCAGGAGTGGAGTCCCAAGGTGTCAACAATCTGTTGTCGTACTGCATGGTAAATGGCACACGATTGTTGCGATAGAGATTTTTAATCTCCGCAAAACGTTCTGGAGAGAAAAAATTGTCAGTGAGCCAAAGCTGAGAATTTACGCGATAACAGTTCATTGTACTGCGGCGAGTGATCTAATTCTTTCTAGCTCAGTTTTGTGTTCGTACATGCCACACTCGTTCATGCCATGCACAGGACACTCTGTTCCTTCACGAGTCATGTTGCATGAACTTTCTTTTACTTGTTGTGTGTCTGTGTTATCAGCGTCATAGCTGTTGTCAAAGTCTGCTTGATCAGTGATATCTGCCATGGGGATACCTAGTTCGTCAAAACGTCGTTGTACACGAGCGTCATCCCAGACATTGGCGTCAGGATTGATTTCTGCAATCTCTTCCAGGATATCAAACAACACATCATCACCCACTAGATCATATAATTGTTCTGTGGCATTGGTAGCATCGGGACCAACAATGAGATCTTTGCTCATTAGGTCTTGTAATTTTTTAACTGATTCTGGAGTTTCTGGTAATGCCCAGGTGCCTTCCATGATGTTGTCTGCCCAAGATGCAAATTGATCAGCTTCTTTCATTGGTGCTTCTTGTAGTTTTGCCAACAGTGGCAATGCGTGTTCTATGCGAGGATCCAATGTGTGTTGTACAAATAATTCTCTAATGGTCTCTACTGCTTCGTTCACTGGAGTAATCTCTGCAGGATCAAACTGTTCACGTGCTTCATGATAGCCACGGCGTCCAATCATGCGTTTGGCCTTGGCTTTGAGTTCAGAGTAATGACGTATGGCAGACTCTACCATGTGATTGGCATCGCCATCGTAGTTCTTGTTTTTGGATGCTCTCACAAAGTTTGCCAATGTGTGCATCTCTTCGACCATTTCGTTGATATGCTGGCCAAAGGCATCGTAGGGATTGCCACCTTCGGCCACATGTCGTGCTATCATACGACCGTGCATCAAACTACGACTAGGTACTTTGAATCTTTCGCCTTGTGCATTTTCAACATAGATGCTTTCAATGTTGCGATATCGTGCTTCACCTTCTTCAAGGTCTTTGCTGTGTTTGATACGCAGTCTTGTTTTCTGCGGTTGGTCGCTGTAGCTGATTTTACGAGATCCGTAGTAGCCTTCAAAGATACTTTCTTTTACAGCAGCCATGGTCTTCATGTTGTATTTGAGTCTGGATAGATTTTTAAGGCTGAATGTCAGCAAGTTACGCTTGGCAAACATACGCACAAGGTAAAGGAAATCGTACCACTCACTGCGGTCATCGCCTTCCATGGCGCGACCCATGTTGTCGCCAAAGTAGATATCTAAGTTGTTGTCACCGTCCAGCACCAATACCACAGCACCGTAGTTTTTCTCATCGGTTTTGTAGTCAAAGCTGATGATTTCAGCATCAGCAGGATCGTCTGCAGGTTTGCCTGTAGCATCCAAGGCTTCTGGATCAAAATCTCTGCTGACTAGCAAATCGTAAAGTTGTTGGGAGGCTGTGTTGGATTGACTCATAGTTTAGTATTTATTAGAATACAGCAACAAAGGGCATGGGTTCTATCATGTTATCGCTGTGATCGCGCAGTTGTGTGTCTAACTCTGCATGATAGCTCTGTAGCAGTTGCATCATGCGCACTGCTAGGATTGTGGCCATGACAAGATCGTCTGTTTCGCCCACTTTTGCGGCATATCCTGCACCGTGTGCAATAAAGCTCTTGAGTTCGGTTATTAAACTGGCAGAATGTATTTTCATACGACCTGTTTCTATCAAGTTTTTCAGTTTGGCGCAGGCCGCTAGTTTGGGCCTATTTGTGGTGTTGAATCCTTTGCGATATCTGCGGCCACTACCGCCGTTGGGCTCGCTGAGGAAGTAGCCTTGTATGTTTTCTTCCCCGTATTCTGCTATGGATATCAGTGCGGCTTCTCCAATGGTATTGTTTTCTACAGTGAAGTAGATGCTTTTTGAATCTTTTACAGACTCGTTGATGTGTCGGCAAACGTCGGCAAGAATGCGTACTTGGCTTGGAATATCAGTTCTATTGTGCCGCCATTCTGCTACTTGCTCAGTGGTGTTGGCTTCATACACCTGTATGGCCGCAGGATCTCCTCCTGTGCCTAGACTAGGGTCAAGAGCCACTGCATATATGTTACCCGGTTGTGGCCGTTTGAACCAACGCACCTGTCCTGTTTTGTACAAAGGATCCTGCGATGTTAGATCAATCAGTTTGGTAGGAGCAATCAAGGTTTCATCGTCAATGATGAATTCACAGTCCATTTCTCTGCGGAAACGTTCTTCGCCCAGTATGGCACGTTGTTGTGACGCCCAAGCATCGTCTCTGTCAGGATGCTCTCTCCAGAATGCACGGAAAGTACGGAATCCGTTCTGTCCCATTTCTGTGGGATTGCCGTATTCATCTTCCAGCTTGTTGGCCATCTTCCAGATCAACGCAAACTGATCTTCGTCTGAGTTGGGTGTTGATGTTATGATTGCTTTACCACCTGTTGACAGTGTGGGGGTAATGGAAGTCCAGAACTCTTTGGCTATGGTGGGTCGCACGAATGCAAACTCGTCACAGTATAGGAGTGTAATTGACATACCACGACCTGTGTTTTCTGTAGTGGTTTGTGCTACTATTCGACTGCCGTTGTCAAACTCTATGCTTCCTTTGTTATAACTTGTCACACCAGCTCGGATGTGATCTGGGCAGGCTTCATAGGCATAGCGTACACGTTGCATGATCTCCTGCGCACCCAAATACTTGTGTGCGGCCACAAGGATTGTGGAGTCTGGCACAAACATAGCATACCACAAAAGATAGCCTGCGGCCGAAGTCGATTTACCCGTTTGCCTAGGCATCATGGAGATAGAGAATCTATAATTGTGATATGTTTCTATCAGTCGATCTTGGAATTCATAGGGCTGGTACAACATCTTGCCATGCAAGGGATGTTGGATGTAGAAGAAATGACTCATGAAGTATTGCGGACCCATTACAGGATCAGCGCAAGCCACAAATTCATCTATTTGTTGTTCGGTATAAGGATGCCGCCTATGCGGGGCTTTTACCAGTACACCTTCTAAACTCTTTGACATACAATTACTTACCAAAATATACACACATAAATATTCTTATGAGCGATACGCTAATATTAGCACCGGACTATCAACCGGTCAACTACTTGCCACTTTCAACCATAGATTGGCAAACTGCTATCAAGCTGTTCTTCCTGGACAAAATCCAAGTGCTGGAATGGTATGATGATTGGACTGTACGCAGTGCTCGACTAGAGATGCGTGTACCCGCTGTGGCCGTGACCAAACGAGGTTTTGGTAAAAACGGAGGCATGCGGTTCAGTAGACAAAATCTATATCTACGTGATCTGTTTACTTGCCAATACTGTGATGACACTTTCAACGGTCGAGAACTAACCATAGACCATGTGCTACCTCGTAGTCACGGTGGTGTTACCAGTTGGGAAAATTGTGTCACAGCATGTAAAGAGTGCAATGCTGAAAAAGGATCAAAGATCTGGAGGCCAAACAAAACTCCAGTGAAACCCAATTACTGGGCCTTGGTCAATTCAGTGAAAAGCACTTATACAGGTGTTCGTCATCCCAGCTGGAATGCTTACCTGGGTCTCAAAGAATCAAAATCCAAAGTTATTTAAAAGGAAAACGCATGCCAGTGGCCTCTTCTACTGCTGGTAGAGGCACTTGATACTTGGGCAAATCCGCCACGGGTAGAGGAGCATTGGGCATTAGGTAGGCCATGGTCTGCCCTGATGTTTTTTCGTGTATGACTTTGTATAGACGTGTGGGTATGCCTAGGTTGTTGCCTGTGACAGGATGACCAGGATCAAATATACCACCTGAGATGATGTAGAAGTCACCACCTTTGCTGGCCCAATCACGTTCCCATGTTTCCAACTGCTTCCAAATGCCACGGTTGTTGTTGGCCACTTGCGCTACCATGTTTGACAAGAAGAAACTCTCGCTCATGATTTGATCATTGGTTGTGTTGTTCCCAGCTGGTGCCATGTGACCGCGATCGTGTGTACGTCCCACGGTGGCATAGTCTGCCAGTGTGGCACGACATTGTTCATGCACATCAGGATCAGGACGGAAGTTGTCTTTGCGTTTGGCAGGACCTGTCATTGAAGCCACAGTTAAATGTTCAAACACTGCCACAGGAGCTTTGACTGAACAACGATGTATTACAGCATAGTTTGTTCTACACAGTTCTTGATCGCCGGGCTGTGCTTGATAAGCAGGTGTGCCATGGCTAGTAAACTGTGGACATTGAGCGTTGATCTGTGCCCATGCTGCCAGCGGAGTAAACAATAATACTAACAATAACTTTTTCATTATGTTATCTCCTGCCATTCTACGCTGGCATATACGTCTTGGTTGGTTCCGATTGTGGCCATGGTAATCACATACTCGTATGGTGTGCCAGTAAAAGGCTCTCGCTCCAGTTGATATTCAAATGTGAATATTTCCTGTGTGGGTGATCCTGTGCTTTGGTTGGTTGAGTTTATGAACGACTGTTCAGCAATGTCGCCTGACACCAAGGCTGTGGGAGCGAGGTTGTATTGCACTGAACTGTCGGCGGCCGAATCCGTCCATGTTCCACCTGATGTGATGGCTTTTTTATAGATGCGATATTGAAATATGCTGGCAGCCACAGGTACCAAGCTGTAGTTTATGGGTATGACCACGGCATTGAGATTGGTGCTTTTGAGGCGGATGGCAATCACTGGTTTAAAACTCTGATCATTGGGCAACCGCACTGGAGTGCCCAATGCATGGCTGGCTGCTCGAGGATTGCCTGATCCACTCAGTTGGAATCCACCTTCAGAGATCACTGTGCTACAGATCTGTGTCATCATGCTGTCGCCGGCGACAGCGCCAGTGTTGGTTATTTCATAGCGTATGGGCAAGGTGGCCGTGGTCATGTAGACCTTAGTGTTGCCCGATTGGTTGGCGTGATTGAATATGTGACAGTTAACATAGGCGCCGTCGATTACAAAACCCACACGCACCGAGCCCACGCCCAACCACTCCACATCGGCAAACATGATCTGTGTGCGTTGTGGGTACAGCGTAATACCTGATGGGTTAGATGTTCCACCGCCACCAAGAAGATTATCAACATTCCAGGAATCCTGGCGCACACGTTCTTCCGCACCAGTTGATCCCGAACGTATCACAAAGTAGTTATAGGTGCCGTCGTTTTCAAAGAACACGCCATCATTGGCATCAAACAGTCCCACACGTTGGCGCAGATTTGTTTTGGGTGTATCAAAACAGAATGTGTTCATGGTCAGTTGGCTCTTGCCTGGCTGATATGGAAAAGGTTTCAGTGTTTCTCTCAACACCGAATCGCCCGATGCGGATCCTACGTTGAGTTGGTAAGAACTCTGTGCGGCAACATACACAACGTTGCCTGTGCCTGCTACATTGGAAGCAAACTGACCGTGATCGTAGTAGCGTGCCTGGCTGTCAAACAAGGTGAATGGCTCTGACACACGCAGTCGACCAAATGCGTCTGCTGTGGCACCCGAAAATCCTGAAATAACAACATTGGCATCATCGGCCAACACAACATTGGCCGTGCCTGTTATACCCACATTGCCCGACACTACCCAAGGACTTGTGCCTTGTGTGACGTTGACATTGCCCAGAATACCCACATTACCTGACACCACCGTGTTGCCAGAGATCACCCAGGGTGTGGTTCCTTGATATACTGTGACGTTGCCAGATGAAACTGTGACTGGCAATGAGTTTCCTGAGAGATCAACATTACCCAGTGCGCCAATGCTGACATTGCCCACACTCACATTGCCAAGTATGGAAGCATTGGTGCGGACAAATACGTTGCCAGTGGCTTCGTCCAGCTCCAGGGCCTGCGTTATATTACGTAGATACCATGGTGCGACTTCTGTTGGTTCTGGATAGGCCATTATCGTGGATATCCTTTAAATGCTTTGATAGGGCTGTTGATTTGAACCAAGTCTGGCTCTTCACTGTCAGCAGAGGTTACTAATTTTTTACCACCTTTGGTTCCAGTCATCCGCAGTGCCGCATCAATCACAGGACGAATACCTGCATTCATGCCCACTACCACACCGTGTTCACCAAATGGTGTTTCTTTTGACCACTCAGGTTTATAAGGGTTGACGTCGTCTGCACGGTAGTCGGCCCTGGCGCGAGCCATAGCCACACCAAATCTATAGTTGTTGTAGGGATCACTGGCACTGAGTCCAGGTATAGTATATGTCTGACGCATGGGTGCTTCTTGCTCTGGAGCAAGATCTTGTTGTTCTACAATAAACTCACGTGCTCTCATCGCGGATAACCTCGGAATCCTTTGACAGGACTTTGTTTGTTGACATCGTTCATTTCTTGACTATCCATGTCGCCGTTGTTGACGTCATCATATTCTGCTCCAGCGGCACGGAATGCCTGCTTGAGCATGTTTTGTTCTTCTTGTGTGTAGGGATGCGCTGATCTTCGAGTACCTACCCAACTCTGTTGATCCATTTCAATAGGAGCGTCTGTGCCGTCAGCTGAGGCCACAGCCATCATCACACGATTAAGTACGTAGTCCGAATTGGTTCGTTTTTTATCACGAAAGAGATCAAGCCCACGTGTGGCCTGTTGATGCCTGTGGCTGATTTTACCTCGGCGTTCGGCAATGAATTCACGTGCTCGCATGTTTAGAACACGCTTTCTTGAGCCGAGCTTGCTGTTCCTAATTCAAGAGCAGTAAACGGTGTTCCTGTAACAGTGACTTTGTTTCCAGCGCCAGCATAGACTTCAAACACAGTGTTAGCCGGTATTGTGATTGGTGCAGAATAGATATTACCCACAGGATCGGCGCTACCCAGTGCGGTGGCATAGGCTTGATATGTAACAGCATTAGCACCTGTGGCTATTTGTAGTTTATCTGTGTAAACTGTTGCATTCCCCAATGATGTATATACGTTTGCGGCCATTTTATTTTTTCCTTATTACCACGCACGGCACGACCAATAACGTGCCTTTGTTCTTGGTCCTGGGTTGTCACAGTTATGACGTGCTCTAAAACTCTTGCGACGTGCAGGATTTGATTTTTTGATCTTCATGGTCTTTTGACCCAATCGTTTGGCTGTGGTACCACCGTGACCAAAGTTTACTTTTTTAACATTGCCAGTGGCAGGGTCTCGGACATACACTTTGAATTTTTTTGTATCACCACGCATGGGTTTACCCAATGGCACTTTGCGGCCTTGATATTCAGCTTCGCCAATGGGATCATCTTCTGTGGTACCATCTGTGGCTGGTATGGTCATGCTTGGTGGCTCTTCTTCTGTGGGATCTTCACTGACCAGAGTGTCATCCACGCTCATCATTTCATCAACACATCCGCAAGCTTCTTGCATACACTCTGAGCATGTATCTTCTACTGTGTATCCATAGCTTTCTAGTATGGCAATGAGTTTGCTGTCTGCTTCAATGCACAGTCTATCTTCTTCAACAGCAATGATGTGACTTTCAATCAAACAATCTTCTTTGATGTTGATAGCAAAGTCATCGCCCACTGCTGGATTCTCCATCCATTGTTGCGATTCGGCAAGATAGTCTTTTAAAGATTTCATTGTGCTTTAAACTGTTTGTAAAGATTGGTCAAATGTGACTCAATGTCTGCTTCTTCTTGTACACGAACAGCTGACACAGGCACAGTGGTCTGGCCGTTGCCTGCAACATCGCGCTTGGGCTTGTTTAAACCGCCGGCAATGGTTTTGGTCATGTAGTCTGTGGTTTGTGTTTCTTCGTCTGGGCTGTTGGAATAGTCTTCATCCATTTGCTCGCAACCACAATCTGCAGATCCGCACACTGGACATACTTCTTTGTGTCCTGCACTGGAACCCAGGCCTGCCATTTTAAGAATCATAGCCAACTGTTCAGCATCTTCGTCTGTGGCAGTGACTGTCAAACTCTTTTGACCTTCTTCGCCCATGCTCATGTTGATACTCATGCCTTCAGTAAGTGCAGTGAGTTTCTTTTCAAAGCTTTCAGCAATTTGACCTTCATACACACCTTTACCAAATACCATACCTTTTTTTCCTTTTCCGCTTTCGGCAGGAGCAGTTGCCACTGACCCAGCCACTGTGGACTCTTCAGTTTCCTCTTTGCCTTTTTTCTTGGCCATCTTGGTGGCGGTAGCATACATCACCTCTTCACCGCGCTCGCCATAACGCTTTTCAAAGTCGCCTTTGGATTTCTTCATTGACTTCACAAACTTTTCGCGCTTGTTCATTTCGGGCTTTGACAGTTTGCGCTCGGGCATGACTTCTTCTCCATCTTCAGCATCTGATGCTTTCATGTAGTCACGTGCTGTGTCCAAGTAATCCAAAGCCTTGGTAATTTTTGATTGTACCCACTCTGGCAAATTCTCATCTGCATCAAGTATGTCGTGCAATTCTTTTGCGGCTTCGGCAGCAGTGTGTAACTGTTCACGTGCCATGTCGCCTTCGCGGTCATATTCGCCTTTGTCCACCAAAGAAATCATTTCATCTTCTTTCATGCGGAGCAGTTTGCTCTTGCCTGTGGGACCTTTGGCGCCAAGTTTACGACCTGTGCCTGCTGGACGGCCTTTTTTCTTTGGACCGTCATCTTTGCTTTTGGTTTTTTTCTTGTCTTTGAGATTGCCGTGCTCGTCATAGTCATCATCGTTGCCAGTGTCATCACGGTCACTGCGATAACCATACTTCTTGTGTATGTTGCGATCGCTTTCAGAATCCTTTTGAGTCTTGCTCATAGCACCTTGCAGGCCTTTGAGTAACTTCATGTCAAGTTCGTCAAGATTTTCTTCACGTACTGTTTCCATGTCGCCGTCACCATCTAAGTCGGCTTTCTTCAACCCAGCGGCACGAGCCTTGGCAAGGTTACCAGTAAAACGATTGCCTTCTTCCATGTCGGCTTCGTCCATCTTTGAAAAGGCCTTTTTAGGCTTGTCAGCATCTGCAGCCGCTGCCTTCATTGTCTCTTTGCGATTTTTATCGTTGTCTAGATCAAGGAAATCAGGTTTGCTACCTTTGCCTTCCAGCAAATTCATTCTATCAAGTATTTCATACATGTTCTTCATTTTTGTTTTCCTTATCTGGCGTTACTGCGTACAGCTGGCAATCTATTTTTTGTAGTTCCAACAGGGCTCTTGTCACCCATTGGAAATTCATTTGATGTCACTGCTGGAGGAGTTTTACCACCAGCCACTGTGAAGTCACTCTTGTAAGCATTTTTAACCACTGCATGATCATAGGGGCCAGTTGCGTAGTCTTTACTCAAGGCTTTTTGCTCTTTGTTGGGAGCAGGATAATCAGTGTCTGTCAACAGATTTTTACTTTCAGATTCTTGTGTGTCACGTTCTTGATCAATTGAATCAGCATACTTGGTATCTTGCATGATCACACGGTTTGGATCCATGCCCAATAACTGAACGATCTGTGTTATCTGTGGAGGTGTTGCTGGGTAATTAAACACCACGTCCATGAATGTCATGCTTTCATTGTTGTACTGTGGAAAGTCCGTTAGTTCTTTCTGCACTGGTGTTTTCTTGGGTGCCGTCATTGACACCACATCAAATTGTTTGAGTTTTTCTTTAAACTCACTCATAAATCCACTGTCAACGTCGCCTGCTATCTTGATGCGATAGTTGTATGTGTGTTTGGATTCTGTTAAGTATTCTGCAAAAGTTTTCATATCAATCCCCTATATCATATTTAGCCTATTAGGGCTTCTTTGGTTGTTCGCGCTTGACCAATCGCTCCAAGAGTTCGTTGCGATCAAGTATGTGTCCTGTGCCTGTGGCAATAGCTGACTCTTCACCGTTGGCGCCATCACGATCAAACTTGGCTTTTTTAAGCTGTAGATCAATCATTTTTAGTTTCTTGTTGAGCTTGGCTGTTTTGGCTGTGATCGCATGCCCTAACAGGGTGCTGGCCACAGAAAAAATTTCACTGGCGTAGCGGCTGTCTACATTCATGCCCAAATCCATGAGATCATTGAAGCTTTCTGTGGCTTTGGCCGCTAGATCGTCCATTTCTGCATCACTGGCTTCCAGTCCACGCACAGCCGGCAATGCGGCTTCAATTTTGTCAAGTTTTTCTAATGCATCTGGAAGAACGGGCAAGTTGGTTTCAATGTCGTTGCCAGGCAGGGCATCATCGGCGGAATCCTCCTTGAGTGGAAGATCGAAAAGTTCCTCTAATTTCTTAGTCATGCGGGTATTTACCGCATTATTTCTTGCCGTTGCGGAAGATATCGTCTTCTGTGATTACCCGAAATTGCAAGCCCTGGCGTCGACACCACTTGGTTGCGGCGTCCCATTTGGCATAATTTACAGCAACAATAGCACGGTCTCTAACCGATGCCTTGCTTTCTAGTATGCTTTGTTTTTTGGGTTTGATTTCAATCAGCTCTGTGACTACAGTGTTATTTCTAGTGCGATACTGTATCAAGAAGTCTGGAATATAGTTGGTCATCTTTCCTGTGAGTGGATGACGATAGGGTATGGAAATTGACTCGCTGGCCCATTGAACTATGTTGTCGTTGTTGTCACAAAAACGCATGAAGGCCTGTTCCCAACCTGAACGATATTTGGGTTTGCCTTTGCCTACGTATTTTTGTGGGTTTCGTACTTCAAAAAACCCTTGTGCATAATTCCTGCTCATGGTAGCACATTGCGAGCCGCATAGTAGTTGGGAGTCAACAATGCGTTTACGCCCAACAAAGTAGCATTACTGCGTTGATTGTTGAGATAGTAACACAATGTTGATGTTAGTTCAAGCTGATTCTGACCTTCAATCTCAGCTAGAAGATCGAGCACTGGTCGTTTTTGATATTCGGCCACTTGGAAAAGACTCACTGTGAAATTTTGAGCTGCCAGTTTGTCTTTGAAAACTTTAGCAAAGTAACTATAGACCACATCATACTGATCCACAGGAACTTCTGTGGCAAAATTATAAAAGTTGTCAAACACCTTTACTGTGAGATCAACTTTGGGGTCTGCGTAGTTTATTGTACTCATCGTGGAACTTCCTGTGTGGCTGGGCCTGTTAGAGTTGGTGTGGCTGATCTAGGAGTGGCTGGGTTGGTTGTAGTTGAATTTTGTTGAGCTGGTACTTTTGGAAAGAAGAATCCGTCGGCAGTGTTGGCAATCTGTCTGACTGCACCCGGTAACTGACCGCGTATGACATCCTTGGCCACAGCATTGGCTTCGTTTCGTATAATGCTTTGTAGATTCTTGCCTTTGAACGTTTGGTACACTGACCCCGCCTTTTGTACAGCACCAATGATACCCAACACTGATCCGCTTTGTAAATCGTTCACAATGCCTCCAATGGTATCAATTGCGCCACCTTGACCAAGTATGCTTGCACTGCTTGGACGACTCAGCGGACTGCGAACAGTATCGTAGTGTGCAGGATCAGCAAAGCCTTTGGCATTGGCTGTGGGACGTGCAGTGTCAAGACGACCTTGATAGTATTTTACTGTTTCATATTTTACTGTCATCTGATGCTCCATGAGTCCGCCGCCCTGACTATAGTCATATGTATCATGTCGCCATTCACTGATCATGGGATTTATCAATACGTAGGCGCAGAATTTGTGTTGATCAAACCCGTATATGGTTATGTCTTTGAAGAAGGGCGGTTTGCCAGTGACGCCAGCGGCACCATCGCTATAGCTCTCGCCAATGTATCCCCAATCGTTTACAGTGCGCTGGTCGGTATAGATGTCTCTGCCGTTGTAACTGAGTTTGGGATCTCCGCCATTACCGCTTTGTCCTAGGCTGCCTTGTGTGACTGGGGTGCTCCAATATTGCTGTGTGGGGTCTTTGTAATAGTAGGCAAAGTAGTTGTACCACATATTACGAATGAGATCGTTGCCGTCATCATGAAACGAAAGTTGGCAAGGATTATAATCAATTTTTTTCTGTACCAATCGTTTACGATTGTATTGATTCATCGTCTCAACGTCAATTTGATAGTTAGGAAGTTGCACAGTCTTGACCAAGAGACTGAGATTCTGTTGATCTGTTTTGTCAAAAACTTCTTTTAGTTTTGGAATTTCAGTTGTGTTGAGATTGAAGTAAACGTGAAATAAAAATTTATAACGAGGCGCCAGCTCATAACCGTTGGCACGGAAAGTCTTGCTGGCGTGTGTGTAGTCCTTTAGATAGTCACTTCCAAAGAACCCCTTGAGGAAGTCCTGTCCAAAGGCCATGACCGTTATCCTGTTATTACGTCGCCGAGAGTTCTTCCAACTGTGGCGCCAACACCAGAACCAATAGGAGTTTGGATAGCGTTGTCAAAGCGGATGTTCATAGTGACTGTCACAGGAGCACTTTCGCTGTAGTTGAGATCGTTGTAGTTGACTGATGTCAAATAGCAACCATACAATTCCCAAGTTTCAAGTACCACAGGTTGTGCGGCTCCGTTGCCACCGTCCAGTATTTCGCAACGTGTTGTAAACTTGTAATCAATACCTGAACTGGCTGAAGCTTGTTCCATGAAGTCTAACTGTTTCTGTAACTGCTCGCCTACCAACTTGGCCACGTTGCCACCTGCATCATCACGTAGGTTAACAGAAATTGCTTCCCAACTGTATTTGCCAGCCAAATAAATGGTGGAGTTATAGATCGGAACTTGCATTTCTTCAAAACTCACCGAGGGGCGTGTAAAGTCAATGACCTGTTTGGTCAATTCTGTACGTGGTGTGCTTACACCAAAGTTCTCAAATACCGCACGGAAGCGATACTTTAATTTTGGCATCAACAAGCCTTGCGTTGGACTGGATTGGTCACTGGCCAAAGGCACTGTCATTTTTGTTAGCGATGCGATAGACATATTACTCTCTCCTAATATGTAATTATTTATGGCAGATGAGATCAAAAAAAATGGGGCCTAAGCCCCATTTTTCTGCATTGCCGATACCGTTAGACGGTACTTGATGTTGCAACCTGCCCTGATGCAATCTCACCTGTGTTCTTGATTCGAACAGGGATGTAGATGAATTCAACTGCTTTGACTGGTTCGATCGCAATATCAACAAACAGTTCGTTTCTGTCGATACGAGCTGGTGTGTTGTTGCTTTCATCGCAAACCACTAGATAATCGTAGATGCCGCGTTTTGCAACCAAGTCATTGAGCAAGTTTTCACATGCATTTGAAATCTCATCACGTGTGATTTGATCATTGGGTTCAAACACAAATGTCTTACCAATGGTTTCGAGTCTAGCGCGGAGGAATGCTACCAATCGTGCCACGTTGATACGATCCAATGCACTAGGTGTGCCAGCTTCGGTCTTGTTACCGTAGTTGGTGATGCCTGTGCCTGGTATGAATGTGATTGGGTTAATCTTGTTTTCATACAAGGTGTCACGAATGCTTTGACGGATAGCAGTAGAAATAAACTGTCCGGTCTGTGCATCAACATAACCCAAGGCAAACGCATTGTCTACCACACCACGACGTGTGCCAGCCGGTGCTAACCAAGGGAAGCTCACTTCGTCACTGCGTAAAATTGTACGTAGCATCATGTGACTTGGTGGTTGTACCACAACTGATCCGCCAAGATCTGTGGTTTGACAGCTTGGATAGAATGTGCCCAAGTAAGGATCTGCTGTTACCAATCCGTCCTCAGAGTCTGTGCCAACACCAAATGCATCTGTTGCCCAGGCTGTGATAGCATCGGCGTTGTCAGGCATGCGCATTGGTGTATCGCCAATGACAAATGCAGTGTTGCTACGCTCGTTGTTGAGTGCTACCATGTTGGGAATCAACTCTGGATAGTTAGGTGTAGCAAGCAAGTTGAACTGGCGCTGTTCTTCACGCAGGTCCTGATTTCCATCAATGGATGCCTTCATTGCGGCAACAACCATTTGTCGAACTGCTTTGCGTCCCATGTATGGAGCACCATTGTTTTGTAGTCCACTGGCAGTGACCCATGCATTCTTGACTGTTGGCAGTACCTCATCGGGGAAGCTGGTAGCATTGAAATAATCAACCTGGAAGCTCTTGACGTTGAATCCTGAGCGACGTAGATTAAAGCCCAACATACCTTCTGGATAAAGAGTAGCAGTTGGTGCGTCTAGATCCAGATAGTTCGATGACAACAAACTTGTAATGGTTGGAATTGGATCAGTGATTGGATCTGTGTCGCCATTGGGTGCCCAACGGAAGTCAGCAAACAACACACCATTTTCAGTGGTTTGATCTGTGTTATCTATCAGCACCCATTGGTCTTGTCCGTCCACTGTTTCCCAACGTTTGATAATTGGGTATGCTTCTAAATCACTGGTATCAATCCATAAATCGCCTGGTTCCAAGACACCACCGTTGCTTTGTTCAGTCGGCGCAGTGGTAGAGATAATAGGACCATTTGGATCTGTTTGTGTTAGGTCAAAACCTCTAACATCGTTGGAAACAGTTTTATAACCAACCCAGTTGCCATTGTTTTGTATCATAATGTCAACTTGATCTGTGGCGCTGTAGTACCACAAACGTCCGTCTGCTGGATTTTGATCTGGAGCAGTGTCGCTGGCTGTGTATGTCAAAGTTACCCAATTGCTGAGAGTCAATGAACCTGTGGGATCATCTGGATTGGTATATCGAACACCTACCACGCTGGTATTGATACCAGCATCTGTTACTGGTGTACCAGATGTATCATCAAGCACAATCACACCACCTTGAGTGTGCTGTATCTGGATGGATCCATCGCTGTTGACTCCAGCTGTCACAGGAGCACCGCTTGGAATCACTGCCAAGAATGCTGTCACAAAGTCTGTGGCTGTGGTTCCGCCCAGTGTGGCTGTGACTGGTGTGCTCAAAGTTGAAGAATTCTTTGTGCTATAAGAAATTGTAAATGTTTCAGAGTTAACAAAGGTTGGTGTAGTAGTTGCTCCATTGATGATTGTGGCGCCAATAGCATTTCGCTCATAAATTTTGAGAGTAAATGTATCTAAAATTGTACCAGACAAATTGTCAATTGGAGTTACATTGTATTGTGCATAGGTACTACCAACAGTGATATTACGGCCGCCACCAGATGGGTCCAATGCTTTGTTTGCACTTTCATCATTTTCGTAAACTGGGCAATTTTGTTGTACAAAAAGAGCCAATGGTGAACTAAATTTCTTAACTACAAGGTCGGTACCTTGGTTAACATTGTTGATCTTGTTCCATACCGATCCACTTGGATGTGGCTCTGTGCTGGTCGATCTCCACTGTGGCACTGTATAGCTTGGCGACTGTTGCAAGGCTGGTGCATAGTATGTTGTGGCAGTGATACCAAGGTCGGTCAAAACAGTACCTGTTCCTGCATCAACAAAGAGCACACCACCGCCTGCACTAGAATCATTGTTTTCTGCATAAGAATCAAGATACAGTTGTAGTTTTCCACTGTTGTTGATTGCGCTTACCCCTGGAACGCCACTATTGATTACGCTAACCAATCCGTTAACATTGTTATTGGGTGAAACGGGAACAGTTATTAGAATGTCGTTGAGGTAGAATGTGTTGCCAGCTGTCAATGATGGGTTAGTATTGTTGGCTATCACTGAAGGCCATGAATTTTTCCAATCATCGCTGCCAACCAATACCCATGTGTTGGCTGGCACAACAGGATCGCTGTTGACATTGCCTGGAGTCTTAAAATACACAGGATTGTTGGCATTGGTAGCTACTACACAGTAGTCGCCAATGTTGCCAATAGAATCTTTGGGCACGCCAGATTCAAGATCGTCAGTGCTGGTAATGACAACAGGAGTTTTTAGTACAAATGTATTGGTTGTATAGCTCCACTCAAAAATTCCCCAAGCAGTAGACAAGGTATCTAACCAGTAGGTACCGTTGTCGGGATCGCCTGTGGGACGATTTAGTGTGGCCACAAGTTCTGATAGATCAATGTCTGCTCGTTGTATATAAGCACGATTGCTGATGTTCAACACTGACCAGGCGGCCAGCAACCCATATTCATTGAGTTCGTATCCGTTGATTGGGGTGCCTGCAGAAGTCTTGTAGAAGAATGGATTACCATATGTATTGACCAAATCTCTCTGTGAAGAGATTAAATAAACGTTGTTTGCGGTGGCCGCTGTAGTGCCGGCTGCTACGCCTACACCGCTACCGCTGATCTTGTTCTGCGCTGTTGCGATCAAGATGAACGGTACTGAATTAGTTGGGGCTGGTAAGTAGTTACTTTCGTCAATGATTGTAACTTCTACGCCTGGGGAAACTAGTGCCATGTGTCTGTTCCTTTAATATAAAAAGTGCTATTCATATTTAGCGGCAGGCACTAAAACCACCGTCTATACTTGCCCTTACGTAAGGTTTTGGGTAAATATCTGCATGTCCAGACCTATATGTAAAGCCTGCGCCAAGAGACCAGCCGCTGTAAACTGTTATAAGAATGAAAGAGTTTACTATCGCAGTCGTTGTGACACTTGCATCCGCAAAGGTCGCAAACAAAAACCAGCTGTGTCTAGATGGCAATCAGCTGGTTATAAGAAAAAAATGATCTGTGATCGTTGTGGTTTTAGAGCCAAAAGCGCCGCACAAATTTTGGTGTATCACATGGATGGCAATCTCAATAATTCTGAACTGCGCAATCTCAAAAGCGTTTGTTTAAATTGCACAGTTGAAATCACTCGAGCCGATTTGCCTTGGCGTCGTGGAGATCTTGAAGAAGATCGTTGACTTGTTTATAAAGTTCGTCTAGGGTGCCATTGTTGTCTAGCACAATATCAAAGTCTGTGCCAACCCAGGCAGTTTCGCTGGCATGTACATTGAATTTTTCCAGACGATCTTTGCTCAATGACCACCCAATATGCTTTGGTCCTGCATTTACGGCCACAGCATCGTCATACCATTCGGGTTCTGGACCACGTACTACCCTCAAAACAATTCCGCCCTGATTTCGTATGGCTTTGATTTCGTTGGGGAATCTACAGTCCGAAATTACCACACTGTCACTGCTGTTACGCAGTTTGTTTTCTAAGCTGGCAATCCAGATATCATCATGAAATCCACGACGGCACACTTCTGTACCCCAGTATTGTAGGATCCAACGTGGAGTGATTGCTCGATCCAAGCGTTTGCTCCACCATGGATCTACTTGTTCACGCCATTCACGAGCTTGTTTGGTGCGCCCTTCCAGCATGGTTCTGTCCCAGCCAAACACTGCACTCACAGCATCTTTCAGCGTGTTAGCAAAGCTCTCTCGACGATATTCGTGTATGTTAACAAGATAGTCAGCAATGGTATCTTTGCCGCTTCCGATAAATCCGCATACTCCAATGATCATCTCAGTTCCTTTATGTTTAAATGTCGTAGTGTGTCCTGCAACATGTCAATTTGTCGCTTGCAGTCTTCCAGAGCATGATGGCTGGTGGGTGGTTTAGGCAACTCGGGCCACAGTCCGTACACTGTTCTAGCATCGCGCACATTGTAAAATTGCCATGGTATGGGCTTGCCATAGCTTTTATAGGCATGTTCAAGTATGTTCATGTCATAGGTAGGACCGTTGGCCCAGATTCGTTTGGCATGCCAGGCCATTTTTCCCAGCCCTTCAAGAGCTTGATCCAGCGGTACTCGATTGTCCTCGCCAAAGGCTTCATTACGTGCGGCCGCAGGTTGCGTGGCCCACCAGTCAATAGTGCTTTGTTGTATGCTACGATTTTCCTGGCTTTCTAGTTCTATACGAGCATAGAAATATTGCTCATGATAGCCCGAGCCCAAGGGATCAAACCCCTGTGCGGCTATTGTTAAAATAGTAGTGTCTGGGCCTGTGCCCAATCCTTCAATGTCTATCATGAGATCCATGCTGATAGTATAGCATAGATTTTGATTTAGTTAAAGAGGGGATTTAACCTATAACAAAGGTCAACGGCTCTGAGCCATCTACATAGAGCTTGAGCTCTTCGATTTTGAGATCCATTTGAGTCTGTGCTTCGGCTTTGAGAGCGGCACCGTTTAGGCTGGTGCCACCTTGTGGTCCTGCTATTTGAGCAAACTTTTCACGTGCCTCGCCAATGATCATTTTACAGGCAGCCACAAAATAATCACGTATCCATTGCTGTATTTGCCAATCACTCAATAGAGCTATTTCTGGTTTGAGTTGGTAAACCCAAAGCAAAACAGTTTCACCGGTACCTTTGGGATCACGTATGAATTGCAGTTGCTTGGTCACAGGGTTCCAAGTGTAGTTCATAAATCCACCAAACATACGAGCGGCCAACTCTACATACTGTGTGTAAAAATCGTAAGTGGCCAAACCGCCGGCACTGCTGTAATTTAACAAATAGGTGTTGAGAGTGGCTGAACTAAATGGATCAAAGCTGGATGAGTATGGACCTTGACTGTTGCCAATGGTACGTCGAAACACTTGGCGAACACTCTGTACTTCCTGTGGCAAAGTATAGATATTGAGATCTTCTTGCAGTGTTAAAAAGATATAGCATTCTTCATAGGCATTTTGTGCCCGCTGACGATAGGTGCCAATGGTGCGCTGATATGCCGCTTGATAATGCAGTGGGTCTAGTTCAAGATCCACTATCTGGTCACCCAGAGTTAGACGTGCATACTCAATGAGATTTTGTTTGAGTGTTTCTAGGGTTGCTTCGTTTTGATCTACCATCTGGGGCTCCTTGCCCCAGTATTTAGTAGGCTTTGAGTATGATCAAGTTCTCATTGCCACGCCCATTGTACTTGGTTTCTGTGGCTTTGATGTCTTTGAAATACTTGCGTGATGCTGGTTTGCCCCCAGCTAACAAGGCCTTGAGCTGTTCAGCGGGCTTGCGCAGGGTTTTTTGTTGGCTTTGTACTGTATCCATGCCCACGATGCTGGAACTTTTAACACTGACCGACCCAGCATGGGTATCTGCTACAACGTGAATGAGCTTGCGTTTTTTGGTATCGTATAGCCATGCTTCGCTGGCACCAACCAATTTAGAAGGCAACTCTGATTTGAGCTTGAGTTCTGTAAACTCCTTCAAGAACTTGAATTTAGCAGATAGTTTTTCTGGACTCACTGTTTTTTTAGCACGTGGTTTGCGCTCTACTTTCTTGATCTGCACATAATTACCACAGTCTGCAATGACTTGCTCCCCGAACTTCACAAAGTTCTTGAGCTGTGTTTTTGTCCAAGGACTGTAGCCTTCTACTAACTGTGCATCACGTCCTGCAATGGCTTCTTCGAATTCTGCCACACGCTTTTTCCAGTCATCCACGATAGTATTGACCATCTGCGGAGCGATGTTCATACCTCGTATCAAGGTAATGGGCTTGTAATCTGCTGACATCTTGGCACCAGCTATGATAAAGTCGTCAAACAATCCTTCAATTTCGCCGGCGCATTCACTGACTTTTTCACGCAAACGATCTTGTATGGTAATGCGAGCAGTTTCTGCTTGTTGTTCCGCTTTGGCATCTGCAGATTCCTGTGCCTTGGCTGAAAGCTTCTTGGCCGGTTTATACTTGTTCAACAGTTCTGATACTTGATTTTCGATGTATAATAGTTCGTGCTCGGTAAGGTCTAGACCCATGGTATTCATGCGGCAAAGCCAACCCATGGTGCTAGGTATGCCCTGTTCAGGAATACTACGAAACGTTTTGGCATTTTTGTCCTCGTGACGATCCAACCAATCTGCTACAAACTCTTTGACTTCTTTCTTGCCAAGATAATAATTGTACCAATTGAATGCATTGGCCAAACTGCTCACACGACGGTCGGCTTCGGGCTGGAATTTCCAAGCGGGTTCGTCACCCATGTATTTGGTATCCGCAGATCGAATATGCAGGGGTTTGGCGGGTTTGAGTGTTTGAGCTGTTTTCACGGTCAGTCCTTTTTCATCAATGTTGCAAGTATAACATGGTTTTCAAAATTTTTCAAGGCTTCTTCTGCCTGTTGCATGATTTCCACATATTTGCCTGTGGCTTTTTTACGACGGCGACATTCAACCATTTCAATGCTGGCTAGGCGCAACAGAGTCTGGACGTTGCGATACATAGTCCAAAGCTCTTTTATCCCAAACTTTAGTTTTAAAGCCTGCGAGTGGGTTTGATCTAGCCGATCTGAAAATTCTTGCCAATTTTCCAGGTTCATATAGTATTTTAGCAGTTTTGGATTTTCTGGTCAACCTACCCATAAATACTAGACTATGCCTAGATTAAGTCTTTATCGCCCAAATCGTCAAAACGACTACAAATTTTTAGATCGCACCATTGCTGAAATGTACACTGTGGGCGGTTTGGATATTTACGTCCACAAGTATTTAGGCCCGCAAGCCACACCTGATGTGCCCAGCCAGGATGCTACTCAACCATCCTATGGCTACGAAAATCCTCTGTTTGTTGAAGACTTGCTGTTGATAGAAAACCGAGATCGTGTGTACAGTCCCAATGTCTATGTCATGCGTGGTGTTTACAATCAACAAGACATAGATTTTGATTTGACGCAATTTGGTTTGTTTTTAAACAACGACACACTGTTTATCACATTCCACTACAACGACATGATCAACAGCATAGGTCGCAAACTCATGTCTGGAGACGTGTTAGAGTTTCCAAACTTGCGAGATTACAATCCGTTAAACACAGACTTGCCCAAAGCACTACCAAGATACTATGTAATACAAGACGCGGCATTTGCAAGTGAAGGTTTCAGTCAAACTTGGTTACCACATCTGTGGCGTGTAAAAGCCACTCCTTTGGTTGGAGCACAAGAATATAACAACATACTCAAACGTCCGTTTGCAGAGGAAAACATTTGGGATCCAGGTAATTATTATCCTACAGGATCTAAAGTTTTAGATGGCAACACTTATTATCGTGCTAAGACCAATGTTCCTGTAGGAACAGCTATAACCAATACCACTTATTGGGAAACATACACGCCCGCCACTATACAAGAAAGTATTGGTACTCGGACTAAAGATTACCAACTTAACGATGCTATACTCACACAGGCAGAATTTGAAGTTCCTCTCAGTGGATACGACACTGTTAAGTTCTATATTGTGCCCACAAACCCCGATGGAACTCCTGGTGATCCATATAGTACCACTGCTGATAACACATACATTGATGTTGACACTACCAATGTTGATGCCGACGGAGAGCCGCTGACTCCTCGTGGCGATGGTTACACCATGGGCTATCTCACCGGGGACGGAATCGCACCCAATGGATTGCCTGTGACTCCTGGAATTAGCTTTCCTCCAAACCCTAACGATGGAGATTATGCATTGAGATTGGATTATTTTCCAAACCGGTTGTTCCGTTACAACGGTCGTAGTTGGCTCAAAATTGAAGACAATGTTCGTACCAATCTCACTCCTGGAACCAGTAACAATACTTTGCGTAGCAGTTTCGTCAATAATACATACACTACATCCACTGCGGATCAAGGCAATATACCTAGTCGTCAAAGTCTTAGCGAGATACTCAAACCCCTGGCCGACAATGGCAACGACGGTGGAGACAAAACTGCCAATCCGTATCCGCCTACACAACCTGGACAACCATCGAGCTAAACTATGCAACAATTTTTTTATGATGAACAAATACGTAGATTCTTGTTGCAATTTACAAGGATTTTTTCAAACTTTCAAGTAGAGTACGGCAAAGATGCTGAAGGAACAGCGGCATTGTTACGTGTACCTATCCGTTACGGTGATGCTAGTCGCCAGGCACAAACTGTGCTTCAGAATAACTCAGCTTCTGCCTTACCAAGCACACCGCTGATGACTTTTTATATAACAGAACTTGAATACGCTAGAGATCGTGTGCAAGAACCATATTTTGTTGACAAACAAAATGTGCGCCAACGCTATTACGATCAGGACACAGACACCTACGAAACTACCCAGGGCAATGCATTTACTGTAGAAAGACTGATGCCTGTTCCGTTTAATCTTGGCATACGGTTGGATCTATGGACCAGCAATACCAATCAAAAATTGCAGATACTAGAACAGATTTTAACTTTGTTCAATCCAGCATTAGAAATACAAAGCACTGATAATTATCTAGATTGGACTAGTTTAAGTGTATGCGAGCTTGAATCGGTGACGTGGACTTCTCGCAGTATTCCTCAAGGTACTGAAGATCCTATAGACATTGCCAGCCTGCAATTTACATTGCCCATTTGGATATCGCCTCCTGCCAAGGTCAAGAAATTAGGTGTAGTACAAAAAATCATTGCGTCCATGTACGATGCACAAGGTGATGCCGTAGAAGCGATCACCAATAATGATTTGCTATTGGGCACAAGACAAAAATTTACGCCGTACAACTATCAAGTGTTGTTGATCGGTAACCAACTACAGGTGCTACAGTCCAGCGCAGTGGTCGAAGGTGAAGGAACGATCAACCCAGATCAATCTCCGCCTAGCAATTTGATGTGGCATGCTGTGGTCAACATGTTTGGTGATTTACAGAATGGAATAAGCCAAGTCAGACTTGACAATCCATTTGATGAAACTATAATAGTAGGAACAGTGGCCTATCATCCCAGCGATGATAGATTTCTATTGTTCACAGTAGATGAAGATACCATACCACAAAATACCTTACAACCAGTGAATGCTATAGTTGATCCTCAAAGAAATGGGCCCGGAGAAGGACTTCCGGTAGCTGCCACTGGCCAAAGATATTTGTTGGTAGGTGACACTGGCGCCGCTAATTTTAACAGTGGTGCAGAGGCATGGACAGGAGTCAACGGCGAAATCCTATACGCCACAGCCAACGATATCATTGAATACGACGGTGAAAAATGGAACATTGCATTCTTACATACCAATGTCAGTGACGTGCAATATGTCACTAATCTTACCACCGGTATACAATATCGATGGGCTCAAGGTCAGTGGCTCAAGAGTTATCAGGGATTGTATCCAGCAGGATCTTGGAGTTTGGTACTTTGAACGCAGTGGGTGTTTGGTTCTACTCAGTCACTACCAACAGATATCTTTACCTGTTGCGCAATGATGATCGTAATCCTGGAACCTGGGGGTTGCCTGGAGGCAAGTGTCATCGTGATGAAACTTTGTTAGAAACTATCAAAAGAGAATGCATCGAAGAGCTAGGCCATTGGCCCGAAGAAATAAAGCTAGTACCCATAGAAAAATTTACCAGTCCTGACGGTAATTTTTCTTATCACACATTTTTTTGCAGTGTATCCACGGAGTTTACACCCATACTCAATGATGAACATCATGGCTGGGCCTGGATTGACTCGACTACCTGGCCCAAACCATTGCATCCAGGGCTTTGGTCAACTGTGAATTTTGAAGAAGTAAAACAAAAAATGGTTGCTGTACAACAACAGTATCAAACATCACAGTGAAGTACAAACTGTCTGTAATCTAAAACTTCCGCATTTTTAAATGCACGCCACTCGTTGTGTGGAGCGGCATGATCTGTAACAAAATAAAACTTGGTATTTGGATATGCCGCAAGTACCTGTTTAATATCAATTATATGTTTGTGATCAATGTGATGTTCGCTAGTTGTGCCATCTACTCCTAACAAGAACACTTCGTTGTGTCCATCAAATGCGGCAAGATATGCGGCAGCGGCTGGGGGTGCTAGTCTGAGACAGTAAGGAATAAGATAAAACTCGCCTGGCATTTTCAAACAGTTAGTGATCAAAGTATACACCACCGACTTTTCACTGTAATTGGATGCGATAATTTCATTGAGAGTTGGAATATCATATTCAACGCAAAAATCCAAATGCATTTTTTTCCAAGTACCTTCACAGCCATAGGTCTGTAACTTTTTCTGTCCTAACAATCCACCACCATGATTGGACACAGCAGTTACCACATCCTGTCTTAGGCTGTGCCCAGCACCAATCACAACTGCACGTCCTGAGATGTGTTGGTTGATTATGGGGTTTTCAATGTATTCTTTTTCTGTGATCTTTTGACCATCTCTGTAGATAATCTTTGTGATGACAAATTCGCCATCGTAGTTTGCTCTATATCGTTCTTTGTTGATCATAATCTTCCTACCATGATTTCAATGGTTCCTTCAGTTTCAGTTGAATAGCTATCTAACGCTTTGCCTATCACACATCCTGGAACATAGTTTTCCATCTTGCAGGCTACGCCAGAAATTTCACTGCTCATCAGTAGATCACCTTTGTTTATTGGCCCAATCACTCGACAAGGAACCCGTCCCAACAGTGCCACTGCCGCAACATGGTCACCTGTCAGCCCACGGTTCATCAATACTCCTGGATTTTCAGACACAGTACCAGCAATTGAAGTTTGACCAACTATGTTGCTTTGTGTAACTTCTTGGTCACCACCAATAATCAAAACAGTACCAACGGGATAATCTGCATCTGCTAGATAATATTCTGCAACGTCAGCGTACTGAGCTGATGTGGCTTTGGCAAATACTGTATTGAAGTAACTGCTTGATGTTCCGATATTACCTACACCATTGGCTTGCCCATTGTTGATACCACCTGACCAAAATGTTGCTATAGTGGCGCCGCCTACATTGGCTCGGATGTTACCACCCGAACTAATAACAGCCATTGTAGAAGTTCCATCAGCTATAGAAGAAGCTGTAGTCCACGTAACTCCAGAGCCAGTGCTGGCAAGAACTTGTCCTGAAGCTCCAACTCCGCCATTGGCAGTGATAGTGCCAGACATTACTACATTGCCCAATGTTTTATTGAGCATGGTTTGTGTTGAATTCGCGCCTATCAATGGATATCCGCCAGGATGTGATCCATCATGCACACGGATTACATCTAAATCAGTGTCAATGCTGAGCTCGCCAGCTGAGCCGGTAAACGAGTTATTTTGTGCTGTGGTTCCCCTACGGAACTGTAAAACGGTTGGCATTGAATTCTCCTGTTTCTTTATTTATTTAGGTTAGTATTCCAAGATCCACAGGTTCTAATACTTCTCCGCCGGGATCCATCATGCTGTAAACTTCACCTAAGTTTACCCCAAAAGCGTCAGTAGCCGATGACTCAAACGGCGTTTCCTGTGAAGTTTGCACAAAATTAAAGCTAAGATCAAAATTTCCAGTAGATCCAGGAACTGGTGACACTGTGCTGTTGGGATAACTTGTTGCTGAACTACCACCGCCTCCTCCTGTTTGATCTACCCAACTTAGCCCACCTGACCCATTGGTACTGAGCACTTGGTCAGCGTTGCCATAACCAGTAGGGAATATATAGGTATAGTTGCCAGTAAGTGTAGCCGGTGACCTAAGTCCTATATAGTTGCTGTTATCGCTGTCATTGAGATAGAGTATTCCGCGATTCTGTATTTCAACGTTAGACGACGCTTTAATCAGAGCGCCGTGAATATTGCCTGTAGCTATTACTTGTCCAGCTGTAACAATATTGCCACCTGTGATGTTGCCCGTTGCTACTACCTGTGCACCGGTAGTAAGATTTCCTCCGGTGATGTTGCCGGTAGCTGTGATAACACCAGCAGTACCAAGATTACCAACATTGGCGTTTCCTGTAACAGACAGCGTTACTGTAGATACTAGAGCGTTGGACGTAACATTAGCACCAGTAACATTACCAGTGGCAGAGACTGATCCGGTGCTGGTGATAGCGCCGCTGAGCATGGGTTGATACACTGCATTGGTAAAATTTACTGTAGTGGTTGGCTCTGGTACCACATTACCAAACAGTTTCCATGTACCGTCGGTAGCATCTCGCACCCAGCCACCGTGTTGATCCACACCGTCATCATAGGTTACTATGAAACCAAGATCTACCAAGTTACTGGTATTGTTGGCTCCTAAGAATATCAAAGGATCACCTACTACCAGATCGGTCACATTGGCATAGTTTACATTGCCTGTAATAGAGACATTGCCTGCTACAGAAAGATTGCCAGAGATGGTCAACCCATTCAATGTGCCAAGACTGGTCACATTAGGTTGCGCGGCTGTTGTCAATGTGCCGGTCAACAATGTACCAGAGACATTACCACCAGTGATATTACCTGTGACTCCTAGCGTGCCTGCAACATTAGCTCCACTTGAAGATACTACTAAAACATTAGACGTACCAGCAATACCGATTGTAACATTAGAGTTGGCAGATACCACCTGTACATTTGAAGTACCATTGGAAATTTTTGTAGTATCAACAGAACTTTGACTGATAGTAGCTGGAGTTGTTCCATCTGAGGCATATAATCCAAATATATTTGATCCGTTGTCTTTAAGTAAAAGATTACCCAAATATATCGAATTACCAACAACATCAATAATACCGCCTACGTTTATATTACCACCAATACCAGCACCGCCTACCACAGTGAGAGCACCTGTTGTGGTATTGTGAGAACTCATAGCATTGCTGATCTCTATCATACCAAATTGACCTACAGAGGTGGTAGGACTTGTACCAGTTAAAATAAATTCAGCACCATCAGGCCCGGTCAGTATCAAACTACCAGTGGCTATGTCTGCGGATATGAGAGCGCCGCCAATGTCAATGGTATTGGCTGCTAAGAATATTTCTTTCCAACGTTGGGTAGGTGATCCAATATTGTAAGTGACGTTGGCTGACGGTAAAAGATTACCTGTAAATGTGGATCCACCATTGACTGTGAGGGTACCAATGTTGGCCGTACCAGTGGTAGTAAGATTTCCTCCGGTGATGTTGCCAGTGGCTGTGATAGCTCCAGCAGTGCCAAGATTGCCCACGTTGGCATTGCCGGTAGCATTGAGTGTACCGGTGATGTTAGCACCTGTTGTGG